GTGTCGGGAATAGCAGAGCCTGCCAGCGTGTATACATATGTAGATACGCTGCCGCAGCCCACCACAAACTTTTACCAAAACAGTGAGTGAGGACAAGATGAAAACTTTACAGCAAGCTAGAAAAGACGCTGGACTAACGCAGGATCAAGTATGTGAAGAAATCGGCATGACGCAAGGATCACTTTCGCAACTGGAGAGCGGACAAAGATTACCAACATGGGAAAGGGTAAGACAATTTTGCCAACTTTACGAAATTCACCCGACTGAATTAAGTGTCTCAATGAGTAACTATAAACGCCCTAAAAAGAAGGAGACAGCCGTTAATATCAAACGCGCTGATGCATTAAGATTTGCTTTATCTCAGATAGTTTCAAAAGAACATGTAGATAAAGTTATAGAAATATCAGCAGCTATTATTGAAGTGGAGCGTAACTGATGGAATTTTTTACCGCGCTCTACATTGAATATGCGATTAAGGGTAGACAGATCGAAACATTTTTGATCCTGCCCAGCAGCGAAGCCTGCCAGATCGCCATACGCGACAATGAAGATATGTACCAATATTTTTACGCTGATGGTGACGTTAATATGTGGTGCCTAGATACTGGCGTGATGGCTAAGTCAATCAGACCGAAGCTGCGCCCGAAAGATTTTTAAGTGTCACATTTTTATGTTATGCTCGTAATTAGCCAACACAAGAGGAGCCACCCTTGCCGTATAAGGACAAGGGGAAACGAGCAGAGCATAATAAAAAGTATGGCGCGGCGTGGTACAAGCGGAACCGTGAGAAGACACTTGCGCGGACAAGCCTGCGAAAGAAACGAGAGAGGCAAAAGTTTAGAGAATACAAAGCAGGCTTGTCCTGCTTTTTTTGTGGTTTCTCACATCCAGCAGTTATAGACTTCCACCACCCCGAAACGTCCGGGGACACAAAGGTCAGCAAGTTAATACAGCAGGGGAGCTTTAGGAAAGCATATGAAGAGGCCGACAAATGCATTCCGCTTTGCGCCAACTGCCATCGCATCTATCATTGGATTGAAAGAGAGGGAGAAAAAGATGAGTGATCTACCAGAGTATTTTATAATAGCCAACAAGATCGTGGAACGCGCAGAACGCGGGCTGCCACAGGATCGTTGGATGCGTGGGGATAGAGAGCAAGAAGCCCTAGTGCGGGCTTACATTGCGTTGCAGAAAGCTTGCATCAACATGCACAACGACATCATTCAGCGCGGCACAGATGCAATGGATATTGATTAAGGGAACTGCTTGTCCTGCGGTTCCATCTCACCGAGATCAGAGCCAAGCTGACGCAGCATCAGTTGCAGCTCACGCCGTCTGTCATCATCCTTCTTGGACAGCCCGCCCTTGGGGATGTTGTTCATCAGCTTTTCATATTCCATCTCAAGCGCGTTGTACTTGTTCATCAACGACTTGCGCTTTTCTTTCATGTTGCCCGGCATTATTTTCCGTAGCCTCCACCCATCATTGATTTCTTCTTACCTTTTTTCTTATGCATCTTTCTTTCCTTTGTTCATCATTGATATGCGCTTACCTTTGCGCACAGCTTCCTCTTTGGATGACGCGCCCCAAGCCTTTAGCGACTTTAGCAACGGCGTGTCTTTGCCGTCCTTCGTCTTTGTCGGCCCGGGCATCTTGCCCATGCGTTGCAGGAAGGCTGCCCGCCTGCCGCTGTTGCCTGTTCTTTCTGGGGGTCTACTCATGTCACGACCTGTTCATCATTGATTTCTTCTTCGGCTTCTTCGCTGTCTTAGCAGCAGCCTTAAAGTTTGCAGCAGTAGGTGCGCCCTTTTCTCCGGGCTTCCTCATGCGCTCACCAGAACCAGCGGCGATCCGAGCACGCTTTTTGTGAATGTTTGCATATAGTCCTTCAGCCATCTAACCACCCATGTATCTTTTGTGTTTGTTCGATCCGATCATACAGACCATGATTGCCGCCATTGATGCGACGAGTTATCTTCTCAATTGTGCCGACATCAATGCCATTGTCGGCAATGTCCCACAGTTTGTTTTTATTAAAATACCACATTGCTGTCTCAAATGCATACTCATTCTCAACAAGCGATGGGTCTTGCAGCACTTCAATCAACCGCATGTCTTTGGCAAATGATTTATAGTTGTCATGCCCGGTGAGCTGGATAAACCCACGGCCTAAAAACTTTGCGGCCTCTTCTTCTGTTTCGTTGCCCATGCGCCCGGCATATACTTTGCCTGCCAGACCTGTCGGGTTCTTGGCGTATGGCACTGCGTCTTCGACTGTCGGGAAGCGCGAAGGCCAGACCGCCTGTATGCGCTCTGGCGTGCTATAGTACAAGCTTTCCTTGGTGCGCCGAAACCCCGCGCTTTCGTGCGAACACTGCCCAAGAATATGTGCAGCTCTGATCGGTGTTAGATCGTAGTGCTTTGCGATTGCCCGGGCAGTGTTGGGGCCGAATGCACCGTCAGGTGTGGCACCGCATTTTGCCTGCAAGCATTTCATTGCTTCACTCATTTCTTTACTCCAAAGAATTTAGACACAGCTCTTATTCCTAGCGATGATGCTACCACGGCTCCCAACGAAACCTGATACCAATCGGGCATGTTGGCGAGTGCAGCAAAGCCATCGTCTACTACCTGCCTGCCCCAATCACCACAGAACGCTAGGATCATGGGGATGCTAAACAGCAGCGTGATCCACTCGTCGCGCCAACTGTTCTGCGTAGCGCGTATCGCTTCCAAGTCCCAATCAATCTCACCTGTGAGCTGCTTCTTTTTAATCTCAGCTTCAGTCAGCTTGACCGCTGTCTTGCTTTCTATGTAGGCAGTTGCAAGGCTGCCAACGCTGCCTAGTATTTGCCCAATCATTTCTTCTGCTCCCCATTCATCCAGATGCCAAAGCAGCCTGTGAGTGCGCCCATGCAGACAGACACCAAGCCTGCCTGACCGTTTGTCGGATCGGGCAGTGACATATACCAATGCACAGATTGATACGTCAGGATCGTGACCGCCAGCATCATCAGCCGGGGGATGATCTTCCAATCATCAATGAATGTTCTTGCCATAGTAACGCTCCGCTATTCGTTTATGTGTGGTTATAATAACGACCTTGTTGTCATCCGTCAAAACAACCCACTGACCCAACTTATTTTCCACTAACTTCAAGGCAAACTACCGTTTGGCTATTATGAACAACCAACCCCTCTCTCGCCTTTCTGCGCTCTTGTTCGCACTCTTCATAAGTCGGATAGGTTGGCCCGATCTGGTAATACTTTAGCTCGGCAGATGGTATGTATTGTATGAAGACTAAAACAAAAATCATTACCACTGCCCCCGCGCTGCGCCGATTAAAAAGATAACGCCGCCCAATATGCCTGCACCGACAACTGCTATAACGCTGCCAATGATCCAGCTCATAATGGCGTCAATAGCTTCTTGTTTGCGGTATAGTTGTTCCTTGCGCTCTTTGCGTATCTGGCCCTCTAGCCTGACAAGCTCCTCCCAATGGGATGGCCCCCAATGGGCGGAAATCCACGATTTTAGCTCAGATCGCAAAAAATCCGCTTGCTTCTTTGCGGCGAAACACTCCAGCGCCTCGCTCTCTACAGACCCTCGCATGGTCTGCCACAGCGATGGCTTTTCTTTTGCTTTACTTTCTAGGTAGGTAATATCGGACATTGCCGAGGCCCACTTGGAAAGCTGCCCCGCACAGTCTTGAATTTCACGCCCGGTTGAGATCATCGACTTCAGCCCATTGAATGCCATATTTGCGGCAGATAATGCAGCGCCTATGGTAATGGGATCAGGCATTGGTCTAGCCTGATATGCTCAGTCTTAACAGCATAATAATTATAGCTGCCGACGAGCCAATCATAATAGCCTCTAGTCTTTTCACACGATTAAACAAATCACGAAACTGAATATCCATTTCAGTTTTCATAGCAACGATCTGCTTTTCTATTGTGTCAATGCGCTCATGCGCGGATGCAACAGTACGTTTGTCCATTAGCTAGGCTCCGTAGGCCAATCTGCATCTTCAAGATTAGGCCAGTTAGTATGTGCGGTTAAATCTCTCAAAGCTGTTCGATGCGATGCCCAAGCAGTCTTGGCTTCATCGGTCAATGGACTGTCATTCATTTGCGTCCAATCGCTGTCAGCAAGTAACTGATTGCGCTTGATGCGGTTAGCCGCAGCCGCCCTGTCATTAGCACCATCTGCCCATGCTTGTTCTTCTGCGTCACGAGCAAGTTCTTCTTCTTCGGTAAAAACAACCATACCTCTGGGTGTCATTTTGTGACGAAAATTATCTCTTATAGTCATATCAATTCATCCCAAAAACTTTGATGCTGCCAGACATCCAATTGTTGCTATTAGGGTATAGCTTAAAGCCTGTTACTCTTTGTGTTTGATTTGCATTAACGTAGCCACCGAGGTCATAGTTAGTCGGTGAGCTGCTATGAACAGAAGAAACTCGACTAAAAAATTGTTTATGCGCATCTGGCTGCAAGCCGCCAATGTCTGTGAAACCCATTATGTGCCTACTACCGCCAGATTCATAATTATCTATTAGGCGGAACTCAGTACGAGTATTGTAAGCATTTGCTGTAGTTGAATTAACGGATGCTCGACCAGCAATTTGATACTGAGAGCCAGTATATAAATTACCGTCAAAATATAACTGAATACTTGCGTAGGAATTAGCCTGAAAAGTTAAGTCATCATAAACAATACGAATTGTCGTATATTTTTCGGGTATCTCAGTATATTCTAATTCAGCCGTTAAATTAGCCGTTATCTTAGTCAAGAATTGCCAAGGCGTGTTTGTGACAACACGAGCATCAACTTGTGCTTCGGTTAATCCAGAGCCACCGCCTCCCGCACTCTCAAGCGCAAGGCTATTACTGTTAAGTGTTAATCCCATAGCAATCTCCTTACGTTGACGTTACGCCTGTCATGCGCAGTTTAAGTGATGGTGCTGGATAGCCTGTGCGGGAACTAATCGTTGAAGATGTAGGTGTCCGCTCAACAAAAGTTGTGTCCCACCCATAAGCCGCCGAAAGTTGTTGTGTGCCTATAACGGTTTGTGTTGGCGTAGCTGTTTCAAAATCAAGATAGGCCAACTTTTCGCTATCGTTATTCACATAATAAAGGCGACTGCCTTTAGTTGCGTGATGCCCATTGTAATCTCTGAAATGCTCAGAGTTACCAGACAAGGTTAAAGTGTTAGTAGCTGGAAGATTTGAGCTAGTAATTACTGTCCCAGGTGTCCACTCCCACCATTTAATAGTATCTTGCGCATCAATAACCATGATGATTACAGTTCCATCGCTGCGCTCTACTGCAAAGAAGAACTTGTCCATGTGTGCAAAGACACTAGAAGCGGCAGGGCCATTGATGAATGGCGTCGATGTTCCCGCTTGAATGTCATATACATAAGACGTTGCTTCGCTCGAAGTGGCCCAGATAAATATGTACTTTTCTGAAATACCAAACGTCCGTTGGTATGTGCTTCTGCCCCCATAATCTTTTTGGTCAACAAGAGTTTCAGTGCCAGTAAATGCGTCTAGTCTATGGAGACCAGTGCCTAACGTAGTTGCGTAATAGTAAACGTATTGCTTACCATCAAACCACTTTTGAGAATAACTAGAACCCTCAGAAAAGATTTGCGTCCCATCACTTTCACGATTTAAGCGCAACTGTGTGTTGCTGTTGCTGTCCGACCAAGCAACTAAAGTAAATTCATTAGGCCCAAGTTTGGGAGCAAAGATAGTTTGGTTGCTTGCTAATGTTTGGGCTTGCATGGAATTTGTAGCGTTATAAATAGGGCTTAGACTAGCAGCCTCTATGTCATTAACATACGCAAGAGTGTTGGTTGAGTAATTTGATGAACTTGTCCTTATAGCAATTTCATAATCTACATATTCAAGCGGGAACACAGAGGTCTTTACTTTAACTGTAGAACTAGGCGCAATAATTTCTGAGCCGCTTGAGTTAGCTGTTAGATTAACAACATCAAAACCATTCACATCTAGTTTTGCATTCAAGGGTATTTCTGAATCCACATCAATCGCTTGCACATTCTTAATGACATGCGCAGTGCTGGAATCCGTAGTGATGATTGTAGCTTCACCATTAGTAAAGTCGCTTTCAACCAACGTATCGTTGTAAATT